AGCCCGCAACCGCTCAGCCTCGATCTGGTCCGGCCACTGCCTGCCGGCGTAGAACTGCAGATCCTCGAGGAAGTCCCTGCGCACCTCGGCCTCGGCCTCGGCCGCCGCCTTGAACCGTTCGCGGGCCAGCGACAGGAAGCTGGCGAAATCCTGCTGCTGGCCGCGGTCTTGGCGCGGCGCGGAGCCCTGCCCGACCGTCACCGAGATGCCGGCGCGATCGGGCTGGGCAACCTTGCTTGCGGGCTGAGGCTTGCGGTTGGAGGAGTTTGCCATGGTCGAGGTCTTAGGTCTGGTTTACTTGCCTACTCCGGCCTCAGAATCCGGCCAGTGTTGGGCACGACATGAAAGGCACGGTCGTCGTACTGCTCGACCATAAAGGGGTCTTTCACGCAGGTGACCGGAAGCGGGCTTCCGATGTGCCGTCGGCACCACTCCTGTATGCGGAAGGCTTGCTCTGTCGCCTGCTTCTCGCGCTCAAATCCGGCACCCTGTATGGCGGTTCCGTTTGGCCACACGCGCGCCGTGAAGATCCGAACGTCCTTACCCTCGGCGAGCCACTGCTTTACCTGCTCTACCATCTCCGGAATAGGCGCACCGATACTTCCGTCAGCCGGCCAGCCGTGATATTCGGCCAGCGTGCCGTCGAGGTCTACTGCGATCCAGCCGTTCATCGCTTCCGTTTCCCCTTTACCGCTGGCTTGTGCGCACGCTTGGCTTCGCGCGCCCCGGCTTCCCTGCACCAGTTGAAGACAAACGCCAGCTTTGTGACCACGCGGTCCTCGTGGGCGAGTTTGCTTTCTGCGTCGCTGTCAGATGCGAACTCGCGCATCTCATGCACGAGCGCGTGGGCAATCTCGTGCCGCACATTCCGGTCCACCACGTGATCGGGCAGATCGACTAAGTCGCGCACATTCCAGTGGAAGTCGGCGGTCAGGTACTGCCACTTCACATCGGCGCGCCCGAAGCAGACGTAGCCGTTTCTGGCGTCCTCCGGATTGCCCGGCTCCAGCCCCTCCCTGTGGAAGTGGTGGTTGACGATAAACTCCTTCATTCCGGTGGGGCCCGCCCAGCGGTTGAAGGACTTCAGGATCCGGGCTTTTTGTTTCCTGTACTCGGAATCGGTCACGCTACTTGGTTCTGAACAAACCCGGCTGGCTCGAACACCGCCCCCTCGAATCCAAGATGTGGGCGGATCCGCTCGAACACTGCGGCCCGCATGCCTGGCTTCACTTCGGCCAGCAGCCGGTCGAGCGTCGCCTGGTCGGTGATCTGGCCCGCCAGGCGCCGGAGTTGGCGCTCCTTGGGGGAGAGTGCGCGCTTGAATCGGTGGCTCATAAAATCGTTCCGTTTGGTGGCGGGGGTGGGACTCGAACCCACGACCTCCGGCGTATGGGGCCGGCATTCTACCGCTGAACTACCCCGCTACGTTTGGAGCCGGAGGCTGGACTCGAACCAGCACCTTACCGATTACGAGTCGGCCGCTCTACCGTTGGAGCTACTCCGGCCATCAAAACTGCGGTTCACAAACTCCAGCCCTCGGGTTCGCACCGCTGGCACTCCAGTTCGCTGGGGATCGACTGCGGCGGCTCGCGGTCCCAGTGCAGGACGACGGCGTGCCCGCACTTGAGAATCAGCACGTCCTGCCCCTTGGAGGCGTCGCGGAAACCGGCGGTCGGGTCAACGGGCTGGAGCATCGTCAGGTCTACCCCTTCTTCCGCTTGCCGCGCCGCCGCCGCATCATCTCCGCCAGCTTCACGCCCTTGCGCTTGGGCAGGTCCCGCGTCGGCGTCTCGGCGTACTCTCGCAGCGCGCGCTTGCTCATGTTTTTGAGCGAGCGATTGCGGGAGTAGAGCTTATCCGGATGGTGGAGGGCGATCGCCGCGGCCGCCTGCTGGACTTTAGACTTAGAGGGCATGCCCTACCTTTTGCGACGGCTCCTCCTGTGCCGATGGCTCCTCGATCTCCTGGAAGCCGGGCAGCTCCGCCGCGCGTCGACGGATCTTAAGCAGTTGGTGCTCGTTGGTCACCGTGAAGACGGCCTTGACGGTCTTCGGTTGGTCGAGCCTTTTGACCGGAACGTGCTCGTCTGTCGAGATGTCGTACACAAATTCGTAGCCGTCCTCGGGCCGCACGATGAGCCCGTGGCCGTGGCAGCCATTGCCGATCGGTCCGTGGATGCGGCCATGAAAGACAAACTCGCCGACCTTCGCCACGCCGTAGCGGACGGGGACGACGTGCTCGGGGAGTCCTTCAAGGTGTTCCATTACTCTCTCTTAACGTGTTATGCTCTGTCGCTATGGAGTTCAGAACCGAACCGGAGTGGAAGATCTGGCTGGCATCGGTGGTTGTCGCTTGTCTGATCGGCGTTTTTGTGTACTTGGCGATCACCCACTACAGCCCCTTTGCTTTCTCGGTGACCCTTGCCATTGTCCTGATCCCGGTGTTGTACGAATACGAGCGGAGGCGTTTGGAGCGCCTGCCCCGGAAATACTCAGGGCGGAGAAAGAAGGCGCGCGTAGATCCTACTACTGCTTCTTCTCGCCGAATGCCTTCCTGACGCCTTCCAGCATCGACTCCAGGCTCTCGTAGACCTGCGTTTCGTGGCCCGCCTCCCAGTCGTAGGGTTGGTTGGGCTTCTGCGGCGGCCGCTTGCGCTGAACATCCACCGAAAATCCGTTGCTGGCCCGCCGGATGTTGATGCTCTCGACTTCACCCGGCTTGAGTTTTTTGCCGGTCCTGCCGGCAACTGTGACGATTTCACCCTTCATGTGCTTGCTCCTTTGCGCCCAGGGGCGCGTTAACTCATCCAGCTTCCGGCCATGCGCGCCGGGTCGTACACCCGCGGCCGCTTCGGTTTCGCCACCGGCTCCGTCTTCGCGCGCCCCAGCCCAGACTTCACGATGTAGCGGGTGCAGTCCTGTAGGTGGTCGCGCTTTTTGACCACGCGGCCCTTGGCATCGCGGCGGTACAACCGGAACTCCTCGAGCCACTGCTGGCAGGAGGCGAACACCTTCAGCCGGCCGCTCGACATCCGCGTCCAGACTTCGTAGATCCCCGACTCGACCGCGTTGTCGGCCGCCTCCAGGTCGAGCCCGAGCGCCTTGTACATCTCGAGCAGTTGCCGGCCGTCCACTTGGCTGCGTCCGTTCGCCGCTGGGTCGATCACGCCCGGAATCCAAGCCCCGCGGCTTTTGATCGCAGCCGCGTGAATCGACGGCTCGCCTTCGCTGCGCAGGTACTCGGCGTACAGGTAGACGATATCGTTCTCCCGGTCCCACGCTGCGTGCACACCCGCTGTCCAGTTCCAGCCGACGTCCATCCCAAAAACGCGCGGCCAGTGCGGCGGGATCTCGAATGGCTGCACGATCAGCGCCGATTCTTCGACCGGGTAGATGGCACCCGCGCCGAGCTGCGGAATACCCTTGGAGCGCGCGTCCCGCTGGTGTGGCGGGAGCGCCGCCAGCATCGCGGCCTTCTCGGCGTCCGACAGGTGCGGAGCGTCGTCCCAGCCAGCCTGCACCATGAAGCGGCCGGCTTCCGCGCAGGCCTTCTCGTCCATGAACCGCTCAACTACGTCCGTCCAGCCGTTGAGTGGGGTGAAGGTCAGTATCAGCAGGCCGCCTGGGAACATGGTGGTCTGCATCGTGCGGACGAGGCATTCGAGGTAGACATCCAGCGGCGGCTCTTCGTCGAGCCAGACCAGATGCTTTTCCGTGCCCTGGAAGCTCTCGCGCCCCTGCTCGTAGCTCTTGAACGTCAGCTCTGAAACCCCGCCCGAGACGTGCTTAATCAACGCGCTCTCGATGGCGTTCGGGATGCCGCCAGCCTTCGGCTTGACGCTCTTGATCGCGTCCCATGGGATCATGCCGGTGCCGAGCCCAACCGCCTGGTTAGGATTATCCCCCGGCTCCCGAACGAGTTTGCCCAGGAGTTTCGCCTGCAGGATGTCTCGTACCGTCTGGTTCGTGTCGCCGGCCACCCATGCGCTAATCGGAGAGTTGAAGCGTTTACCCTCCCACCAGGGCGGATACTTGCCAGTGAGATGCAGCGTGGTCTCGTAGGCGCCGACTCCTTCGCTCTTGCCCACGCGATTGGCCGCCATCATCAACCGCTCGCGCATCGTCGCGCCTGCACGGAAGAACTCCATGTGCTTCCGGTACAACTCGCGCCGCAGCGGTCCTGTCTCCGGGTAATACTGCTTGATCCTGTTGCGCTGCTGATGCAGAATCGCAGCATTGACCTCGGCCAAGGTCAGCGGTCTCTGCAGCAGGTCGTTGATGACAGGCTGCGCGCTCACTTCAGTTCGATTTTCTCCTCTTCGGTTTGCGCCTCGGCTTCCGCGTCCTGCTCTTGCTGTGGCGCCTCAGCCAGCGCTTCCGGAGTGGGAGACGGTGCCGGAATCTGGCCCTGCAAGCGGGCCTTCAGGGCGAGCAGTTGATCCGGGGTAAGCACTTCTGCCAAGGCAATCGCGCGGCCATCTACCTGAATCGGGCCACCATTCGGGCCACTCAGCTCGGTCGCGATGCGGTCTCCATAGGCTGCCGGCGCGAGACGAGCCAACAGCCATTCCCGCGTCTGAAGCATGAGTTTCGAGCGCTCGACGTTGTCACCTTTCGTGACCTCGGTTTGGAAGATCGCCTCGAACTTGGGCTTCTTGTCGGCCTGGCACATTGGGGTATCGTCGGCCTTGTGGAACCACGCCCGCTTCTGCCGGTCCCATCGGACCTCGGCGCGGCACTCCAGGTTGGGGCACAGGAAGGCGTTTCCGACCTTGGTGCGTTTGGTCTTGGTCCCTAACTGCGGGCTGTCGGCGATTGTCAGCAGTTCCTCCGCCCAGACCATGAGCCGCACATCCTTGGCCCGCTCGTAGAGCGTATGGAACTCCGGATGAGTATTGAGCCAGCGAAACACGGTATTCATGGGGAGCTTTCTCGCTTTACATACGTCCACCAGCGTCTTGCCGGACGCCACTTCAGAGCAGATGCTCTCGGCAAGCTCCCGCGAGTACAGCGAGGGCCTGCCGCGGCCCCTGTGCACCGTGTTCGTGATCGTTATGGTGTGTTTGGCTGCTGTGCGAGGCATGTACGCTCTGCTATTCCTACCGAGTGCCCCCCGTCCTGCGCTCCTGCGCCGCGTGCACGTCGATAGCGGTCTTGGTCGCCAGGATCAGGTCTCGCTGTGTTGAGACCTCGGCCTTCAGCTCGCGGAGTGAATCGCGGATCTCGGTGCGAAGCTCGCGGATGTCCTGTTCGGCGCGCTGTTGCCGTGATTCCAGGGCGGACAGCTCCATGCCCCCGACGACGATCGCCCCAATGACGGCGAGCATAATCGTGACCAGGACGCTTGTGTTGAGCCTACCCATTCGTGTGGTCCCCCGAATCGTGATATGCTGCCATCCCGGGGGTGGCCCGGTTCAGCAGCTCAGTCCTGCTGAGTGCCGACCAGGCGCGCTGCAACGCGCCGTCGCTCCCTCTCCCGTTACTCCGAATACCTGTCGATCAGCTCCAGAACCGTGATGCCCAGGAACTCTGCTACCGAGGCGAGCGAGGCCGCGTCCAGGCGCCGGATCAGTGGGTTGGCGTCGGACAGCGGTTTCACATTCAGTTCGGGTTCCGGCTCCGGCTGCCGCTCAACTCGCGGCGCCCATTCCTCGCCGGCAAAAGTCCCAGCCACGTCCGCGCAGTGCCGTGCCCCACTTTGGTGTGCCATAGCCCCTCGCTCTCAATTCCGCGCGGCGGTTGCCACCGCCCGCGCCGCGGTGATGATCTGCCAAGCGGGGCACTGGCTGATCCCGAGCGCGGCCGCAACCTCGTGCATCCGGAGGTCTGCTAGGTAGTACAACCTCACGGCCCTTCGGTAGCGCGGCTGCAACACCGCCATCAACCGCTCGACGTCCACCCGGGCGAGCGTGGCGCCGGCGAACGACTGGCGGCTGTCGGGCACCGCCAGATCGGGATCCATGTGCACCGTCTCGACCTCGGGCGCGTCGCCAGTCTTCACCGCCCGGCGATGGTGGCGGGTCAGAGGGTCGATCTGCCGCAGGTAATCCAGCATCGCGCCCCTCATCCGCCTCTGTGCGTAGGTGCTGATGTTCGCCCGGCTCGCATCGTGCCGGCTGAGGCACTGGCAATAGCCGAGCAGTCCGGCTTGGATCAGGTCCTCGCGTTCGACCGAGCGCGGGATGCGCAGCCGGGCCGCGATCGCCGCGGCGCCCAACTGCGGGTCGAACTGAGTACCTTTGGCCATTGCGCGCGCCGTCGCTACTCCTGCGGATCCCCGTCGAGCTGGTCTAACCGAGTAGTGCGCTGGTCCGGCCACCACGG